AGACGGAACAACTTCGGATCGTGGAACATGGTCAAGTTGTCATCCCCGCAGAAGACTGCGGGGATCGTTAACTTCCCGACCATGTCCGCGGTGGGATCACCTCCCATGAGGGCCCCCGCAGAATAATAGGCCTCTTCAGCCACAGCGAGTGCAAACTCGTTGATGATCTCAAGAAAGGCCCAATTTGCGGGGTTCCCCATGGGGGTCCCACGGAGTCCGAGAATCCTCGTCTTATCAGGTAGGATGTAGTCCTGTGGACAGAATACAAACCCTATGAGGTGATTGAGGTATCGGTACTTCGGGTGCTCCTTAACGAAGTTCCCGAAGAACCTCCTCGTAAGAGTCTCCACTAAGGACCTCGCGAAGGTATCAGTTGCCGACGTGAGGTCCGTAGAAAGGAAACGAATCTTACGAGGATCCGAAGAAATCCTCTTCCACCACAAAGGGTGCGCATCTTTCCACGCTCCAAGGGATTTGTAGCGATATCCCTTGTAGAGGATCAAACAATAATGATCCTCTGCAAGGAATTGGTAGATCACCGACCTTAAGAGTTGAAGGGCCGTGGTAACCACAGCAGGAGCTGTGGTAACCACTCTGCACTTATCTCCTCTCTCAAGGATGGGAACTACCTTCGATGGGTACAACGGCTCATTCGCACTCGGAGGTTCCTGGTGATCGAGGACCGCTGAGATCCTCTCATGTGGATCTTCATCCACAAAGAGGAACTCATCGGGATCACCAGGCAGATAACCTTCGAGGCGGAGCCGATGGAACAGACAAGGGAGACCCCAAGCCTTGTAGTCGGCCCCTGCGATGTTTCCTGAAAAGAACATCCCAGGGCCCCCTCCTGGAGCTTGAGGTTTCCTCTGTCCACCCGAACCCAATCGAGTATCGCGTACAAGAGGCAATTCCAAGAATTCCTCGAAGAGTTTAGAAAACCAGACTGACTTCCCGCCCTCTTTGAGTGTACACTCAAAGGAGGCTGCGGGGGTCAGAGTAATTTCTGGTGACCGAACTCTGCGAGGTAAGAACCTGTTATACCAGGAGTCCATAAAGTGATCTGCATGACTCAAAAGAGGACATTCGTACTCCTTTGAGACCAAATCACAGAACTTCTGCAGGGTCTTTGCCACTTTGTCTTTAGACGGTTTTGGAAGCGATCGTTTCCAGCTCCGGATAAGGAAGAGATACTCCTTCGAGGGCTCCTGTAAAAGGAACCAAAACTCGATGGGGTGACTCTTCCCCACAAGAGCTGGCGCGAGTTCCGGCTCGTCGAGTACAGACTCGACGGCAACCCAGGCCACGTAATCGCAGAGGCTTTTCACACAAGTGATCACCTCTGGGAGACCGTGTTCCAGGTATAGTCGGAACATCCAGCACCAAATTCGGGAGATCCTCTGGTACAATCTAGAGGATCTCTCGTCTAACTTGGTCTCAATTGACCAAGGGTGCATCGCGCTGATCAGGACCATATAACCGTCCCAGACGCCTTGGAGGCGCGCGAGATCTCTCAAGATTTCACCTTTCGGTTTATCTTGAGAGATTACTCGTCGACGCAGGACTACATGAGGTTGCAAAGAGCACACATGACCACACCCAGACGGAAGTCGAATTGACCTCTCGCTGAGGGGACTTGAAGACTTTTGCGCCGGGACAACCCTTAGAGGAAGCTTTAAGGGTTTGTTCAGGC